CAATGCTAAGATAGAATTATGGCCGGCGGGATGGCCGCCCTGATTGGAAACACAGGGATATGGAAAGGTTTCCCCTCAGGGATGCTGTGGCAAGCAAAATCCGAGTGAGGAAGAGAACCGCACCCCGGAAGCCAACCGGATAGGCCGCAAGCCGAATACTGTCTCAGACTGTGCGCAGCCATTAGGCAAGTCAGTGACTATGTCGGGGGCCGAGATGCCCGTCCACCCCCCCAGCACACATGAATTATTCTTACATCAATCAATCATCGATCGCAAAAATGTTCACCAAGCTTACTATTCCCGGCGTTATCGCCCAATGCAACGCTCAGCTCCAAAAGCAAATTATTGTCGCACAGGCGACCGAACACACGCACAAGGGCCTTGGCCGCGCTAAGCGCGAAGGGCGCAGCGTAAAGCCTGCCCCCTCGCGTGAAGCCGCTAAGACTCGCAAACAAAGAGCCAAAAAGAGAAGGGAGGAGAAGCGGCATCGTTCCGCATCCAAAGACCGTGCCATCGCGCGCAAGAAGTCGACGTCATGCAAGAAAGGACTTCTCGCGTCCGATGAACTTGAAGCTCAGAGCGGGTTGGTGAACGCTGTGACTGGCCTCAGCAACATCCCAGAGACCTTGGAGGGTCTCATGGGGGCTGTTGGGGTCCTCGGTGAGGAGGCATCGCAGTTTAATGACACCATGGAAAATCTTACTGACATTGTGGGTAAGTACAACCCGGAGGATCTCACCGGGATCAAGGATGGCATCAAAGCCACTAATGATACAATCAAGAAGGACTTCGTTCCCATCCTGGCGGAGCTAACCAGGTTAATGTCAGTCTTTGAGGAGCGCACGCGCCCGTCTAAGATTTACGAAAAGTTGAGCAACATGCTACCCAGCAAGGAGACAGTCTCTAATTTGGTCACTGCAGCGCTAACACTTTCAACCATTTATGCGATTTATAAACGCAATTTGCGTGCGCAAGCTGTTATAGCTGGTTTGTCCATCCTGCGCGTGCTCACAACCGGGCAGGGGCACATGCATGCAGCTTTTGCCGCGACGCGCGTCGCTCTAGAGGGCTTCAACCAGTACGTGGTTGAGCCTATGCTCAACAAGGAGGGGACCCCTGAGATTGTTGCACAGAGCGCATTTGAGAGGCCCATTTATGCCGCGGGTACTGTAGCATTAGTCGTAGCCCTTGTTGGAGTATCTTGGAAGAAGGCCGCCGATATCTTTGATGGAGCTCAGAAGTTCGCTGACAAGGTCAAGAGTTTCGAGGGATCCCAGAAAGGTTGGCGCTCTTTCGTTGATGCCTGCATTAAGGGCTTGGAGAATGTCGTGAACTTCATTAGGGGCTGCTTTGGTGGCAAACCAATCAAGCTCAAGTCCGATCCGTACTTTTTCCTTGAACAGTATGTGGCAAAGGTGCACTCG